ATTGATATAGATATATTAAATGAATTAACAGAAGAATATGGTGTAAAATGGGCTATCAAATCTTTAAAAAATGATATTACAATTGATACAAATATTACATTATCAAAATTTGATACAAAAGATAATTCAACTTATAATATATCTAAAACATTTTATGATTTATTTAATAATAAATTTATTTATTACAATAAGGGATGGTATTGTTATAACGGAAATTACTGGGAATATGAAGAAGATAATATTACAATGATTAAATTTTACTCTACAAGATTTGCTGATTACTTTTTTAAATTAATACAAAATAATAATCTTAAATTTACTAATAATATAAAAGAAAATGAAAGAGAAAAAATACAAAAAGAAAACAATGATATTCATAAAATTATAAAATCAATTAGAAATGAGAAGAAGATAACATCATTTATTAAACATTCAATCATTCATTTTACTAAACCTAGTAATTTTAAATTTAATGATTTTTCTCATATAATTCAACATAGAAATTGTGTATATAATTTGAAATCTCATAGGATAGAGCCATCAAGTCCATTATATTATACATCTCAAACAACAAATCTAACAATTGAAGGTGAGAATGATAAATTATGTGTTGAATTACTTGATATTATTGATAATATATTTTATGATAATCCATCTAATAGAGATATATATTTAACAGTATTATCAACTGGGTTGTATGGGAAAACACTTGAGAAGTTTACGCTGGCTAATGGTGCTGGTAGAAACGGAAAGGGTTTACTCAATGAATTAATAGAATCTATGTTGAATACAGATAGAATAACTGGATATTGTGCACGTGGTAAGCCAGTTATGTTCCAGAATCAATCTAAAACTGGACCTGACCAGGAGCTCGCAAATTTATCATATAAAAGGCTTGTTATTGTAAATGAACCAGAATATAATAAAAAATATAATTGTTCTAAAATTAAAGAAATAACTGGAAATTCAGCTATAAATGCTAGAGGGCTTTATTGTAAAGATGATAGAGTAGAGCTTAGACTTACTCTAATATGTGAAACTAATCATAGAATAGCATTTGATAGTGTTGATAATGGAATACAAGAAAGATTGATAGAAATCCCATTTAAATCAACATTTAGTGAAGTTAAAGAAAATGATTTGGAAAATTTAATATTTAAACAAAATAAATATTATAAAAGTGATGAATTTAAAAAAAAATATGCTGAGGCTTTATTTTGGATATTAACTAAATATTACAAATCATATTCTGATAATAATAATGTAATTAAATTAAATGATGAAGTAAGAAAATTGAATAAAAAATATATGATTATGAGTGATTTATTCACCTTTTGGTTAGATAATAATTTTAAATATACTGGTAATAAAAAAGATTTTATTAAATTAAAAGATATATTTGAAACATATAAAGATAGTGACTATTACAATAATTTAAGTAATAAATGTAGAAGAACACATAATAAAGGATGGATTAGAGATAAACTGAAAGATCATATCTTATATAAAAAACATTTTAAAAGTGTTATTAAAATTAATAAAAAACAGTTAAGGTCAGTATTAGTTGGATATATTATATATAATAAAAATGAAGAAGATTTTGATGAAGATGATGAAGAAATATAAAAAAAAAGGACATAAATGGGTGGGGTTACAAATACTGCGTGGTGGGGTTACATTCTTTGTAAGGGGGGTTACAAAAATTGCACCATCAGTAAATCCATTTTTTGAAAAAAAATATTAATTTATATGTTCTTTTACTGTTCATTTTATTTTTTTTTTTAAGAAAAATAATAAAAATAGTAAGGGTTACAAATATTGTACCTAATAACTTAATTTACATAGAAGAAGAAAAAAAAATAAGAAATAAGCAAAATGGGTGCAAAAAATGTACCCTTTTAGCAGTTTTTGCACCCCTAATTCAAATTATTAAATTTTTATAATTTTAATAATTTTTAATCCTCTCTCAGTCTCTCTCTCACCCTCTCTAAATAGTCATAGTTGTCACAATTTAAGATTGTTTTGAAATTTAGAAAAAAACGAATTAAAACGGTCCTGAGCCTCTTCACGATCAAAGACAAAGACGTTTTTTTTATTCTTGTTGTTCTTAAACAAAGGTTTATTATTACCACCTTCAAATAGGTCTTTTTCTTTAACAACCTTTTTTTTTTTAGATTTTTTCTCTAATACGTTAATAGTATTGATTAATTTATTGTGTTCTCTGTTTAATTGTAAATCATTATTATTAATAAATTCTCGATTAAACTCCATTATATGTTTTAATATTAGAAAAAAAAATATATAATAAGATATAATAAAATGGATATGACAAGTTATAACGAAACTTTATTGATAAATAATGAAATTGTAGGTGGCCATCAAGACGCTAATAATTTTGTTGTAATATTTAATCAACCAGTAGAAATAAAACCATATAGTCAGGTGTGTCTATATGATTTTGTTAATGTTCTCCCAGCTGGAATAGATGGATACTCTTATATACTTCAAATACCAGAGTTTTCATGCGTCAGTCAAAGTGGATTATTAACTAGTTCAACTAATCTAAATTACATAGGAAATATGAATAATGGTGCATTTGGAAAAAATGCAACTTTAAATTGGATTAATTTAAATAATCCTTCAACGTTAACAGTACAAAAAATTAATGTAAAAATAACAAATTATGATGGCTCTATAGCCCCAGCAAATACATTAGGTGATTTTATGGGTATTACATTAAAATTAAGGACTGATCCTCACTATATGAAGATGTTATTATTTAAAAATCAACAAGAACAATTAAAAGAGTTAAGATTAACTAAAAATGAAGATGTAAAAGCAGAGCAGTTATCAGTAAATAATTCTAATGTTGTATAATATTATAAAAAAAAAATATTAATAAAATATATATAATGGAGATAGGGAACGATAAAGTTAATTTAATCCCAGAAATTAAAGAAGAAGAGGACTTGTCAATAAAAAAAGTAGAAGAAATAGAAGAAGATATTGAAGATGAAGAATATGGAGTAGAAGAACCGAAAGAAAGACAAATTTTTGTAGATTTTGAAAAAGCTAAACCTACACATAAAAAAAATATTAATGTCATCAAAAATAAAAAAGTCCCAGTAAAACAAGAAGTCGTAAAACAAGAAGTCGTAAAACAAGAAGTCGTAAAACAAGAAGTCGTAAAACAAGAAAAAGTCAAAAAAACAAAACCTAAAAAGAAATTATCAAAAAAACAGCAAGCACATATTGACAGATTAAGAGAATTAAACAGACAAAAGAGATTAAAAAAAAATGAAGAAGAAAGACTAAAAAAAGTATCAACGTATAAAGAACAAGTAAGAAATCCTACAAATTTAAAAAGAGAAATAAAAAAAGCAGATCAACAAAAAAATAATAGTGGTGATTTATTTGAGAATATGGATCGAATGTTAGGACTAATGCAAAAATATAATTTATTATCAAGACATCAACAAAAACCACCACAAGAACCTCCTAAATTATATAGACAAAACGCTCACGCTCAAAACGCTCAAAAAACTCAATTAAGAAGAAGAAAACCAGTAATTCAACAACAAGAAAAAGTAAGACCCACAACATATAATATATTGAATGATATGAGAAATAATAATCCTTACAATGGTAATTGGAGTTTTTAATAATATTTTTTTATATATATAATAGTATAATGTATAAAAAAATATTTGTACCTACAAATATATTGAAAAAAAATAAAAATAAATATAATAAAACTGAATGGTTACATGTATACACTTATATAGATAAACGAACGCTTAGAGAAAGATATGATATTGAATATAATACTCCTATATGCGTAAATAGTAAATATATAAAAAGGGACACTTTATATAAAGATTCATCATTGAGTAATAAAAGTGAAATATATGATTACTATAAAATATTAAAGGATGAAATATCTAAAAATCACGAAGAAATAGGAATAGTAAAAAAGAGAATAAGATTCAAAAATAATATCCATATGGCCGAGAATGTAGGAATAAAATTTATAAAATTGAAAGAACCTATTGAAGTAAGATTTGATTAATTTTAATAAAATATTATGTTATTAATATATATATATGAATAACATAAATGATAATAAAGAAGATTTACGGATTCTCCCAGTCAAAACTGATACAACTGGTATGGCTTTAAATCGTCCAATTAATGAAATAATGCCGAATATCTCGTCCTCATGTATATTGTTAGTGATCGGAAGTAGAGGTAGTGGAAAAGGGGTAACTTTAATAAATTTATTATATAGATTTTTACATTGTAAAGATAATATAGATTATTTATTTTATATAAGTCCAACAATAATGAGTGATCGGACTATGGCGTGTATTCGTGAAGATTACGGAGGGAGTATTTACGATAAATACGATGATAATATTGTCCGTGATATTATTAAATTCCAAGAATCATATCCAGTTAAAGAAAGAAAAAGAACGTTAATAATTTTAGACGACCTACTGGGATTTAAAACACCCTATGCAGACCATTTAACGAGCCGGCATCGGCACTACAATACAAGTATGGTATTTATGACACAATCATTAAAACAAATAGCCAAAGCAGCGAGAAATCAAGCTACGAATGTTATTTTATTTAGGACTAAGAGTGGAAAAGAACTAACTGATTTATATGAAATTTATGGGGCTATGTATTGTAATAAAAAAAATTTTGTAAGAATGATGAAATATGCTACAAAGGAAAGATACAGCTTTTTATATCTAAGGTTAGATGTATCACCACCAAGAGCTTATAGATGTTTTCTAGAAGATATAACAGATAAATTCTGCAATGATAATGATAATAATTTAGATAATGAAATAAATAATAATAATATAGAGTAATAATATAATGTATAACGGAAAGCCAATAAGTTTTCATTATAAATGGTGTAAAGAGGACGGAACACTAACACAAGATCAAGCATACTTTTTACAAAATATTATTGAACAATTAAATCCTAATTATATATTAGAATTAGGAATGGGGACTGGACGAGCAACTTTTACAATATTAGAAAGTAATAAAAAAATAAATAGATTAATAAGTATTGATGAAAAATTTAATGGAATAAAATATAATTATAGAAAATTACTAACAAATATTTATAAAAAAAAATTAGTAACATTAGAAATAACAACACAAAAACTATTTAGAAATAATGATTTTTTCACAAGATATTATCCAAAAGGTATTGATTTAGTATATATGGATAGTGATGATACATATCAAGGAATAATTCACGATTTACATAAAGTATCACCTTATATAAATGATAATGGATTAATAATAATTAATAATTATGAAAGTGAAAAATTTTATAAACCAGCATTAATTAATGCCGTTGATTTTTTTGTTCAAATGAATAATATGTATGAATTAAAAACGTGGAAGAAAAAAGGATATGGATATGCAATATTAATAAAAAATAATTGTTAATAAGATATATTATTATATATAGTAATATTATATAATAAATGGCTTTTCAATATTCACAAGGTGTAAGTGGTTTAGATAACGCATTATCAAGATTAGATACAAAAATAAAAGGAAAAATATATAGTAAATATACTAATGACCTTAGTAATTTAAAAGCAAATTTAAATCAGGAGAGTTCTATATGGAATATCATCGGTTCAACTTCTGGTACAACAACTGGTTTATATGGAATAGGAAAATCAGCCGTAAAATCTATTAATAAAATAAGAGATACAGTTAATGAAGCACGAGAAAATATAAATGAAATAAGAAATACATTTAATGAAGCACGTGAAAATTTAAATCAAGTAAGACAGACATTTTCAACAACAGAAGAGACAACAGAAGGAGCTTCTGAGGGAGCAGAAGATGAAACCCCTATATCATTAGAATCATTCAGTGGCTTTCAAGATACTGGATTAATAGGAAATGTAGATGAAGAAGAATATGACCCAGAAGATGAAGAAGTATTATTTGATGCAAATGAGCCACAAATTGTAGGTAGTGGGAGTTTTCAAAGAATGGAAGATACACAACAAAGTGTAGACGATATAACAAACACAGAGCCAGAAGAAACAACCACAGCAGAAGATTTACAACCAGCAGCAGAAGCACCAGCAGAAGCACCGGAAACATTAGAATTAACACAATTAGAACCAGTAGGTGAAAATTTATTCCAGTCAACATCAACACTAGCACGAACAGTAAATCCAGGAATATATGGACAAAGTGAAAGTATGCTTTTTGATAATAATTTTTCATATGCGTCAAATGACAACGATATCGGTTTTTTTAGTAATTTATTTGGAGGACGTGAAACAACAGTAATGGGACAGTTAGGCCGTAAATTAGGAGGAACACTCGATAATTATAACCCATTTAGATCACCAGCACCCACAGAAACAGAACAAGTCTTATCACAGATTGAAGAAAAGCAAGGAGAATTAGAACAATCTTTACAAGAAACAGTCCCAGAAGGAACTAAATTTGTAACAAATCAATCAGGACGTGTTGTTGGATTTTTAGGAGAATTAAAACAGACCCCCACACAGCCACAAAATATAGAGATGACTGAGATGATATCATCACCAGAAGAATCATCAGCTCCATCACAATATCAAGAATTCGAAGCAACAGAAGGAGCTGATGAATTAGATGAAGAATTTGGACAATTTGCAGATCCTAATTTTTCAGTAGGTCAAATAGGAAGCCAGGACCCATATATGACAGATACAACAACAGGACTAATAGAACAAATTGACGATAAACCCACATCATATCCTTCAACCTTTGAGAGTTCATCACAATTAGAAAGTGAACAACCACAAAATATAGAAATGACAGCTATGGGAGAGAGTAAAATGTCAGAACCACTAGAAGAAGCACCCACAGAAGAAATAGAACAAACAGCAGAAGCTCCTTTATCAACAGCAACAGAAACAGCACCTACACAAACGATAGAAATGACAGATTTTTCAACAACAGCAGACACAGCCGCAGATATAGCAGCAGATACAGCAGCAGAAACTGGAGAACTTGTGACTGAAACGGCTGTAACAGCAGCATCAGAAGTAGCCGTAGATGCTACGGCGGCTGCCGTTGTGGGAGCTACCGATGCTGCTGTAGGGTGGGTTCCGATCGCAGGACAGATTGCGATGGTTGGTACTGGTTTAGCGTTAGCTGGTGTTGGTATTTATGAAGCCGTTAAGAATGCTGAAGATCTTAAAACACAGACAGCAGAATTACAACAAAAACAACAACAAGAAGAAAACTCAATTATGAATGTCGCTGGTAAATTTGCTATGCCGAGTTTTAGTTCAATTCACGCTTTTAATGGATAAATTGGTTTAAATGATATAAAGAAATCGTTATATATTTATATATTATGTCATCTAATATAAATTTAAAAAAAAATACAAAATGTATATATGAGTTATATTGTCAGGATTGTTCAATGTCATATATAGGTTCGACTAAATGTTTATATAATCGATTAATAAATCATAAAAGTAAATGTAAAAAAAAGATAGATACAAAATTATATAATTATATTAATATAAAAGGTTGGGATAAATGGAATTATAGAATATTAAAAAAAATAAAAAGAAATATTACAAAAAAAGAATTACATAAAATAGAAAGATATTTTATAGAAAATAAGAAAGATAAATTATTAAATAAACAAATCCCTACAAGAACTATTCAAGAATACAGAATTACTAATATTGATAAAGTTAATTTATGGAGAAAAAGATATTTAACAAAAAATAGGTTAAAATTATTAGAAAAAAAAGCAGTTGTTCATACTTGTTTATGCGGAAGAACTTATACACATGGACATAAAAAAAGACATCTTAAAACAAAGTATCATAAAAAACATTCTATTATTAATATATTAAAGATAATGATAATAAGTATACTATGTAGTAAAATAATTGAAAAATTCGGTCATAACGTATTTAAATATATTTTAAGATATAAATATGAAAAAAGGGGGATATTACAATTTGATAAAAAAAAAAATAAAAAAAAATAATTAATTAAAGTTTAAATATTAAATTATATTATGTTTATATATAATATAATGAGCTCAGTGAAAATTTTCGAAACGCGTAATTCTTCATATAAATTAGGTGATACTTTAGAATTTAAAATCCCACCAAATATCCCTTTAATAAATACATCACAGACTTTTTTAAAATTTAATGTACAGATAGGGAGTTCTTTAGCTGGACAATTAGCCGCTGGTGTAGCAGATCCTGACCACTACTTCAGGGCTTGTTTTCACGACAAAATAGGAGCTGGTAATGCATTAATTAAAAATTTAACTATTGAATCTGGAGATCGTGAAGTCGTCCTTGAACAAATCCTTAACTACAATATGTTATGCCGTCTTGTTGACAATTACACACAGAATGAAACTAATGAAAATTTTAAAACACTTTTCGAAGGAGCTGGTAAAAGAACTTGTCTAGAAGACGCGGCTGGAGCAAGAGCTGGCCACTCCACAGCACAGATAGCATCTTTAACAGTTAATACAGTCCAAAATAAAAAATTAGAAGTATGCCTTGATTTAAAACTATCTGGTATTCTTAATAATCCACAAAATCCATTCCCTAATATGCTTACTAATGGTTTAATTGTTAGAATTGATCTTGAAGATGATGTATATAAAGTTATCCAAGGTAGAAGTAATCAATTAGGACGAACACTAGCAACTCCAGATGATTTTGATAATCAAAATATCGCATTAGGTTATTCACAAGAAGAAGCATACGCCGTTCAAAACAATCCAAGAATTAATGGAGCAGCCGCCACAACTATCCCTATTGCTAATGCCGCAATAGCTGGTAATGATGGTCATATCATTAATGAAGGTAATGGTTTTAGATGCCCATTCTCCGTAGGACAAAAAGTAAGAGTAACTAATGGAGCATTTAGTGTTGATGTTGATGTTGTATCTATTACTTTTAATGCCAATGTAACATCATTGACTTTTGCAGGAACAGATTTTAGCGCAAATCCAGCCGATCAAACTATGCAAGTTTTCTTACTAGACCCTCCAACCAAACCAAAAATTACTATTGATAAATGCGAGTTAGTATGCGGTGTAATTAATTTAAATGATCAACAAATACAACAATATCAAAGAGCAGTTAGTAGTAAAGGTGGATTTTCATATTCATATCAATCGTGGGTCGATTTTCCAGTAAATAGTCCGTCCGGAGCTATTAGAGTATCTAATTTAATTAATAGTAAATTACAAAGATGCCGTGCAGTATTAACAAACTGGGAGGATGCTGGTGGTAATTCTCAAGTAGAGAGGGATAATCTAGCAACACCACTTGACACAGCCACAACACCAAAAGATTATTACTATATTTATAATAATGTAAAACAACCAAATCGTAATGTTGATTTATCTAAATACAGTAGAACTTACAATCAAAGTGGTAACTATAACGCAATACATCTAAAAGAATTAGAGGACGCATTAAATGCTTGTGGATATCGTGTTAAAAATTTAGTAGATACTCAACAATGTCTAGCCATAGGTAGATCACTTGCAAGATATAATCATACTTTTAATATGTTAAGATCAGAGGGAGAGTTTAGGAGCTATATCAATTTTAGTTCTCAAACAAGGGCTTTATTATTCCATAATTACGTATGCCATATTAGGACACTAATGGTAGCACCCCAACGAAAGATTGTAATGAAATAAATATATAAATAAAGGTTAAGAAAAATAAATAATTATATAATATATATTATATAATTATGGATAGATTGTTAAGTCATAAAAAAAAAGATTATAAAGTATCAAGAGGTTTAGCAATAATTTTAATAAAAGAATTAAGAAATATTATAAAAAAAAGAGTAGGTAGAACTACTGGTAGTAAAGAAAAAATATTAGAAACATTTAATAAATTATTCCAAGGTGTTAAAAATAAAAATGATACTCACTGGTATGTTCCTAAACAATATTTAAATAATAAAGAAATGTTAAAAAAATTTAAAAAAATAAGAGTAGAATATGCTAGAGTAGGTAAAAGACAAAGAGGACGTAAAACAGATGAAATGAGAAAGAAAATTGAAAAAAGAAAAGATGAAATATTAGAAGATTATGATGATGATTTAAGAGATTTAATAAAAGGTACAAAATCTAAACCAAAAAAAAAAGAAGAATTAAAAAAAGATAAAAAAATTAAACCAAGTAAAATAAAACAACCTACTAAATTTAAATTAATGAAAAAAATAAGAAAAAAGAAAGAAGAATTAAAAAAAGATAAAAAAATTAAACCAAGTAAAATAAAACAACCTACTAAATTTAAATTAATGAAAAAAATAAGAAAAAAGAAAGAAGAAAAATATAAATGTAAAATGTGTAAAAAATATTAAAAAAATATGTATATTATATTAATGTTCAATAATACTATAACAAATACTGATTGTAATTTTAAATATGAAAATATAGTATCTTATTCTTTAAATGTATTACTATTGATAGCAACTATTTATAGTGAATTTTCAGGAGCGAGTAAATGTACGAAACATAATGGTATAGTAGATGGTATTATACGTAAAATAAGTAAAAAAGATATAAATGAAAATGAAGATAAAAAAGAAGAATTAGTATAATAATATAATATTATTATATAGATGAGTTCAACACCAAAAGATAAAAATTTATATAATAGAATAAAAAAAAAATATCAAGAAAAAATGAAAAATTCAGCTTATCGTTCTAATTTAATTGTAAAAGAATATAAAAAAGAATATAAAAAAAAATATAATTCAAGTAATGCTTATAGTGGTAAAAAAAATAAAAACACTGGTTTATCGAGATGGAACCGAGAACGATGGGTTAACCAAAGAGGAGAAGTAGGATATAAAAAAAAAGGTGATATATACAGACCAACTAAAAGAATAACTAAAAAAACACCTAAAACTTATAAAGAATTAAAACCAAAAGATATTGTAAAAGCTATGAGAGAAAAGAAAACAAAAGGTAGGGTAAAAAAATTCTAATATATTATATAATGAGTAATATAAAATTAAATAAAATTATGAAATCAACAAGAAAAAATAAAAAATATATGATTAAAGTGAAAAATCCAGAAACTGGAAGAATTAAAACGATACACTGGGGCGATTCGAGATATGGGCACTTTAAGGATAAAACACCATTGAAACTATATAAACATCTTGATCATGGTGATAAAGAAAGAAGAAAAAGATATTATCAAAGACACGGAAAAGCAACAAGTAAATATACAGCAAAATATTATAGCCATAAATATTTATGGTAGAAAATAAAATATTGTATATTTATATAACAAATGTTAAGAAAAAAACTAAATAGTATGACTAAAAAAAATATTATAAACTCTATTAGAAATTATAATATAAAGGGTTATAGTAAATTAAAAAAGAGCGATTTAATTAATCATATTATGAAACCAATTCATAGACCTTTTCATAAATTAATACTTCGTAATTTAAATAAAACAACTATTGATAAAAAAAAAGTAGTAAAAATCCCAAAAGAACATAAGAAACACCACACAAAAAAACATATTGAAGTAATGAAAAAAGAAATGAAGAAAGGTAAAAGTTTTAAAAAAGCACACGATATAGCAGTAAAAGAAGATAAAAAAGAAAAGAAAAAGAAAAATATAAGTAAATTATTTACTAGATCAAAAAAAAAATATTAAAATATATGATAAAATGTATTTTAAGTTTAAGAATTTAAAAAATTATATTAATATATAGTATAATAAAAAATGACTCAACCACAAATAATCGGTATAAGTAAAGCTGAAATATTCCCAATCAATAATACACAAGATGGATTCTCTTTTAAAAACGGATCACCCCTTATCCAATTCGAAATAGCACCTAATCAAAGACTACTTGATACAACTTTATTAAGATTAAATTTTAAATTCAAATTATACCAAAGTGACGGTATTAGGTATCCCAATAACCAAGAGTGCTTGTCTAATCACGTTGCAGGGACGGTTCAGTCTGGTACAGAAACAGCAGCAACAAACAGTCGTGTATCAGTAGCATCCGTTATTCAAACTTTAAGATTAAAAAATTTTAATGAAGAATTAATTGAAGAAATCCGTGATTATTCCAAAATGATGGCTTCTTCACTTCCAGTTAGTAATTCTATGAATGATTACAGAAATAGACTATCTAATAAATTTAAAGCATTCGGTAAAAATCCAGCCCAAGAAGTTAATGATATAATGCCTCGTTCAGTATCTATGCCTTTAAGAGCTGGTATTTTATCAACTGGCCAACCATTAGATTTGTTAAATCAAAATGGTCTAAAATTAGATATATTATTATCACCTGACAGTTTTGTAATTAAAGGTGATGCTAACACTTCTTATAAATTAGAAAATGTATCATTAAGTTTTAATTATATTAATTTATCTGCTCCGATGCCCCCATCTAACAAACCTATCGGATTCCCTACATACAACAGTTATAATAGTGTTATCAATAGTGGTAATTCACAAAAATCACTAAATCTAAATCTAAGTTCAGTTAGAAATGTATTCCAAAATTTTATTCCAGCTACTTTTATTAATAATTATGCTGAGGATAGTTTAGAAACACCAAAATTAAGAAATACTCCATATGCAGCAGCTAATGATGTTGAAATTACAGAATTTTCTGATTTAAAGAATGCTCTCAAGTTCCCCCTTAAATATTCAGTTCAAGAAAGGGACGCCGTTAATAATGGTGTTTTCCCAGCTCATCTATACAGAAATTTTGTTGATAGTATCAAACCTTTTAGTAAAATTGAGAATTCATTATTAAGTGAAGTTACAGAAAGTTTAAATAACGCTTCAAGTCAAGCAGAGCAGGATTTAGATAATCCAGATTTAGGAAAAAATGTATATGGTCTAGGATTACGTCTTGATACAACTAATAGTGGTATAGGAACTAATTTTAAAAATCAAACATTCACTAAAAATATAAAGTCAGGGCTTGACGGTAATTCAGTTAATATGTCTTATGTATTTACTTTATCAAATCAAGCATTAGCCGTTAGAAATCAAAATGTAAATCCTATAATGTAATTTTATATTAAATAAATAAAAAAGTTTAAGATTAAATATTAAAATAAATATATATTTTAATATTATAATAAAGATGGCTAACTTATATGATGTTCAAATGAATCAATTATTACAAGGTAAAGGTGAATCACAAAATATCACAATTCAAAGTGATGTATTAGACCCAGCAACTATTACTGATAATTACGCTATATTTAAATTGCGTAATGCTGGTATTATTGATAAGAACTCACGTTTAGTATTTAATTTATACGCATCAAACGCTACAACTCAATTAACATTAATGGGTGGTGCTTATTCAGTAATACAAAATGCTTATTTAAGAACCCATAGTGGAGTTCAGATCGCTGGTACAGAAGACGTTAACTATTTAATGAGTATGAGAAATAACTTCACTGAACAGTGCATCAGAGAAAAAAGAAATATTGTTGTAAATGGTACAGCTAATAATTATTTTTATAATAATGATGTATTAGATGGAGGACACAATACACGAAAAAATGGAGTAATTGGATATGCGAGTGAGCCAGATTTTACAAATATCGATGACAGATTTAAACTCGGTCACGGTGAAGCAAATCAAAATGAATTTTCTATTAAATTAAGTGAATTATTCCCAGAGATGGGTTTAATGACTCTCCCTACTTTTTTATTAAATGATAGTATTGAATTAGTTCTTGAATTCAGTGATAGAGCAACAACTGGTAATCGTGGAGTAGCCAGTGATGCTAATAACGGACATATTGGAGAAGTTGTATTGAATAAAGACAGTGTAAAATTTGTAAGTGACCATTTATTCTTCGATTATGAAATTATGAATAAAATAAGGGCGATGTCTCAAACAAGTCAAGGTATCCCTATATTCTATGGTGATTTTAACACAGTAAAAAATACTCTTGTAGCACCAGCCGAACCAGCCGCAGGAGGTCAAGATATCGTAAGATATAGAAGAAATATTGGTATGAGTGATAATAGATTAAGATATATGTTATTCCATAATCAAATGGGGAGTATTGGATCTCACCCAGCACATGAAGCACATAAGATATGCGGTAAGTTCAGTAGTCAAGCTCCAGTCGTTGGTGAAGAATTACAAATTATTATAAATAATCAAAATTATTTTAGTCAGCCTATTAAAGATGCTAGTCAATTTTACACACAATTAAAGGATGTATATGGGGTAGATATGTATGTCCCTCAGTCCGCTTATTCTTGTGATGGTCAATCTCACGATGCTCAATCAAGGGCTCAAACTAATAACACATCAGCAGTTAATGATATTGATACAAAAGTCGCAGGATGGACTAATAAAGGATTTATGGCTACAAGTCAGTTAGCTCTTGCTGGGTCTAATCATATATTCGGTGTTAATTTTTCATATTCTAAGTCTAATACACCGAACGCAGGACTAAAAATTGGTCAAAATCCAGTAGAAATCGATTATTCTTATGGATATACTCATGCTAGAACTCATAGTATTTTACAAAGAATTTTTGTATGTTTAGAACGAGTAGCAGTTATTAAGAATGGTGAAATTGAATGCAACTACGCTTAAATTAATTATTATAAAAAAAAAATATTATTAATAAATATATGTATGACGCTACAAAAAAGATAGATTATATTAAAGAAGAACAAAGACTAAATAAGGCATTTTGTAATAAAGAAATAGTAGAATTAAGAAAATTAAGAGATAGTTATGAAGAAGAAATACAAGAAGAAGAAAAAAAAGAAGAAGAGGACAAAAAAAAAGAAGAAGAGGACAAAAAAAATATAGGGGACATAATATTAAAATATATTAATATTATTGGTTATTATTTACGACCTTTTTAAAAAAATGACTATTCGTAATAATAATATATTAATTAAGTATGTAATTAATATATGAGTTCAAGGGTATTTAAAGCTGATAAATTTATTTTTAGAAATGATAAAACACAAGAAAGAAAAGATCACACTATAGATTTTATAACTTATAGTCCTATTAAATTTTATAATGATTTATATATTAGAAGTTTTTATCTAAATAATAAAACGTGGAAAATAACAGCAAGTGATACTGAACTATCTATCAAAAAATTAAATCCATCAACTTTAAATTATGAAACTAAATTTACTATTCAATAAAATTAAAGTTTGGATTTAATAAAAAAAAATATATATTAGATTATAATAAAATGGCCACCTCCGCATTAGCTAATCACGGTAAAATACAAGCAAAAGAATTAGAAGTTTACAGAGATATTATCGCAGTTGGAGCTTCTAAAAACTCAACTCTTAGACTCCCAGAGAACAGCAATGATGTTGTATATAGTATTGATACGGCCAGTGCAGATGCTACAGTTCTTCATAGTGCTTCTGATCTAGCAGCAGAAAAAATCAGTTATGGTAATCTTTCAAATCTCGCCACAGTTGCTGATGGTGATCTTCTTGTTGTAAAGGATGCAGATGGAACAGCTGGTGCTGATATTAAACAAGTTGCTATGTCATCTCTTAAATCTTATATGGGGCTTCACGATCACGATGATGCTACCGCAGCCGCTCAAATTGAGATTTCACAAGATGGAGCAGGAACGGTATCTTACAAAGCAGTCAGTGGTGATATTTCTTTAACAGCAGCTGGTGTTATGTCTATCACGGCCGCTAAGGAGGCTGAATATGCTAAAACAGCTGATCTTGGTGGACTTGGTGCTCTTGATGCTTCTAAAATTGTTAGAGCAAATGCTAGTGGTAATATTGAGGACACATCAGCCACCGTTAGTGTTAGTGAAGTTCGTGTTGATCAAAAATTTCATGTAGGCAGTGGTTCTAAGTGGGAGATTTCACTCAATGGAACTAATCTTGAATTTAAATACAACGGTTCAGTAAAATTTGTTATTAACAGTGCTTAAATTTAATAATAGTTTATGATTGGTTAATAATATTTTTATATTATGTTTATATATAATATATTATAAATGACTACAATGACTGAAAATATAGTTATAGAATTGGACAGACAAAATAGTTTGTTAGTTCAAAGTGAAGGAATAGAAGCTGAGAATAAATCATCGTGGATTAATATGATTAGTCCTATTGATTTAAAAGTTGGAGATAATATATCACTTCAAAATTCAATTATTAATATTAGAGGAGCTAACAGTGAAAGTATTGAGATAACTGGCGAACAAGTAAATCAAAGTAAATTTACTGATAATTTTGTTTTATTACAAGTTGGATTTTATATTAATAATAATTATAATAATAACGTCCCCTTACCGTTTAAATATTATGAAGCAAAAACTAAAAAAGATGTATGGCAAAAATTTATAACAAATCCTAAACTATTAGATGCTAATAACCCAGCCTATGGAGCAGCAGAAGCAGAAAGTCCATTTAATTATGTTTATGATAATATAAATGGAACAAATCCTCCTAATTGTCAAAAGATGTCAGATTTATTTAATGGAAACCCACGTATTAGAGCAGATAATAAAAAGTATGCAATAATAGATCCGAGATATCAAGGATTTATGAAAGACGTGGATAATAAATTTAATAATTACGAGCCAGACTTATTAACACAAAATATTTATATTAAAATAAAGCCAGGATTTATGCCCCCTAATGCTCTTGCTGATGAAATCACACTACAATTACAAAAAACATTTAATATATCGAGAGAAAATGCTGATAGATTATTCAATCCTAAGGCTCATATATTAAGAACAACTAATAATGCAGAAGAAGAAACAGCACGAACATTTAGAGATTTAAAAGCATTTAATGGGAGCTCAATGGTTAGTATACCAGCTAATTTTATAGTAGATAATGCATACAATGTACAACATCCTATATATAGTTTTCTAGCAACAGATGAGCCGTATGTATGGAAATATGGGAGCAGATTATTATCATTAACTAATACATATGATTTAAACACGAATGATGGCAACGAAGGGGATTTGTCATTTGGAACAGCTGATGGAGTAGATAGAGATAAACAAAAAATATTTTATCCAGTGTTTTTATTTAATAGATTAACACAAAGTAACGCAAACCCAGCAGTTCAAGGAAATTACGAACCTTACAGTCCTAGTCAAGATAATCCAGTCCATAATTCAGTTGAGGATGACAGCTTTTTATCAATTAGTAATTTTACATCAAAACCAGAATATAATAAAACATATCAAAGTCAAGTATCACAAACTCAGCCATACGATATTCCGCAAATGTTAGAATTAGTAGATAATAATTTAACATTAACAACATATCATAATGGGACATATGCTGCAGCATATAATAATCCAGCACCTTTTATTAATAGATTAGATAGTAGCGAATTTAATTATTCAATAATATTAAATACAAATTGGACGTTTGGTTTAACAACTTGGGCTACGTCAAATAATATTAGTTGGTTATTAAAAAATCAAGCATCATCATATAAAAATAATTTTGTAGAAATAGAAGTCCCATCAACAGCTCGTGGTTTTTACGGACACGTTCAAACAAATGCTATACATGCAACAATAACGAGTGATGATTATGTTATTAATTCAAATAATACAAGAGATAACAATGTTAATACATACGCAACAGTTGCTGATGGGACATATAATAATGGGAGTGGATTATTACATAATCAATCACATATACCGACTATTGAGTATCAATTTAATAATCAAAAATATAATGGTTTTGGGATTTATAATAATGATAACCCAGAAATAGGAGAGATAAAAGTTTATGTATCAACAGACAATGGACTTACATATACATTAAAACAAACAGAGAGTAATTTAACACAACAATCATATGCTCCTAATTCATATACATTTTTTCCATTACCTCAAACAACAACATTATATAATAAAATAAAATTCGAATTTACAAAAAGAATTCCAGGGGTTGGTTTAGGCACTACTATCCAGATAGGATTAATAGCAATTATAAATAGTTATCAAGGTGTTATAGGGGGCATACCTTATCAAAATATATATATGTCAGTTCAAACAAATAATAATATACACTCAGTGGCTAATTTTAGTAATGGTGATTTATATTCAAGTAATCCTAAATTAGATCTAACACATATAGGGACGTGGACATTTAATCATTTAACAGATAAAAAAATCAGTTTAACATTTACAGATTATGCTTCTCAAAATTGTCAATTAATACCGAATGATGCTACAAAATTAATGGCACCTTTTTATAATTTATTAAAAACAGATAATGATTTTAATTTATTTAATCCATCAGTTAATATAAATACATTAAAAGAGTTTTTTTTTATAACAGATGAATATGACACAAATAATCCAGGTCATCTCCCACATTATAATTATCCACATAAGAGTTCATATACAATAAATGGACAAACAGTTAATTTTAACTTAACAACAAATAGTGGTCATGATAATAGGTATGCTTCATTATTAAAAAATCAAATAATTCCTACAAATTTAAAAGCAACAACTCATAATATAAATATTATAAAAGAATGGTTTGACAATTGCAAAGTATATAATGGTAATAAAAAGACAAAAACAGAAATATATAATGATGATGAATACTATATTAATTGCGATATAGGGAGAAGTGATGACAGCGACCAAGAAAACCCTGGCGGTGATGTTAGTAAAATTCCGTGGTATGATTTAAATATTAATAAAACAGCAATGGCTCCAACATATATGGTTGATAAAAACACAATAGGTAGTCAGCATGGGATAGAAGAAGGTGAATCTTTTAATGGTTGTAATTTTCCACGAAATAGAACAAGGGACCCATTAACTGGACGAGCAAAAAATAATGATCAACGATTAAAACTAAGGACAAAATTTATAGGTGATGAAGATTATTATGATGATGGTAATATCGGTTATCCTTATTCATATGTAGATGAGATATATGATTTTAATAAAACGTATAATAAAACAAACAGTAATCCAGATGGAGAAGAAAATATTGACAGTTTATTAAAAAGAATTAAAGATAATAATATGGGTATATTTTTATATGAATGTAAAAATGCTGATTTAACATTTACAGTTCCTTATGAGAGTATAACATTAATAGGATTTTATAATTATCAAGATGAGACAAGTCAAAACTTTTATCGTATTCAAAAATACACATACTTCGGTTTTAGTCCCTCATTATTAGACCATAACTATATAAGTCCATTGAATAATGATGTATCGGCTATATCAAAAGATTATAATCCAACACCAAGTAGTGATGGGTCAATTCCCAAAGATAAGGAGACAGTATTTTTTAGTGATAGAGTTAATTATATTAATGTAGGGGCTATAAATCCAACTATTAGTTTTAATAATCAATTAAATAAATTTCAATTTAGCAATTTACATACTCCAAATTTTTTTAATGTATTAACTGGTACTGATACAAACACTGGACAAATGATAGCTTCATTATTACAAGACCAAACTAACGGAGCATCAAATAGTGGGGGTATCTCTAACGTATATGTAGATTTTGATGATGAGCAATATTTAGAACATTATGATATTACAAATTTAAATAATGGGATAAATGATGCACTAAGTGGGATATATATTTATGATATATATTTTCAACAAGATAATATTGAAGATGATAAAGACATAACAAGTATTACTGATCACAACGCGATTAGAGCAAGTCCAAGTAATTATTATGGCAGTTTATTATTTAAGATGGGATTTTCATATTTTGATTTAATGCCTTTAAATTTAGGAGAAAAACTATTCAATAACAGATTTAAACATTTATTATATAATAATATACGTTATCCAAAAGAAGGGATAAGGCCATTTACAACAAACAGTGATTTAAATATATCATCAGCAGTAAGTAATAATTTATTTGATTTTACAACAGCAAATGCTGGAAAACCTCAATTAACATTAGGATATAATAATTTTATTAAATCAACTTTTGAGGCAACGTCAGCTTTTATGTCAGCATCAAGTATCCCTTTACAAATCAGCAATGCTTATTTTAGGGTTCATACAGATTTACCGTTAGATTTATTAAAATATAATGCAAACGGAACAAATCTACCGTGTATAGGCATAGCATTACGGAATTATAGTTCAGCATCTTATTATTATAGTTATGCTTCTAATTTTTCAGCACAGATTGTAAGGGACGTAACAATTACAAAAATAAAAATTGAAATAAGAAATCCAGATGGACGTTTAGTAAATAATTTAGATGAGAAGTCATCAATTATATTAAAAGTAGAAAGACAAATACCAATAGGAAATCCAACAGTAGACCCTCAAACATTATTATTAAAAGATATAGATAATCAATTAAAAAAAGATTTTGACACAGAAACTGATAATAAAGTAAATGCATATGATAAAATAAAAAGTTCAGTTAGTAATAAAATAGATGTTAGTTCAAGGAATGAGTATAATGTAGGTGTTTATGCTGAGGACCATACTGGATTAGAAACATTGAGAAGAGAACAACAAATACAAAGAAGAATAGATAGGAGAGTAGAGGTTGAAGATCAACCAGAACAAAAAGAAGAAGAGGCCATATCATCAATTGATGAATTCACAGAAGAGGACAGGTCATTATCAGTAGAGGACCAATTAGTAATAAGAGAAAGAATGATAAGAACATTTATATTACATCAATTATATATAAATATATTAAATTCATTATCTTTTGAGGGGAATATAGAAGAAAATGTAGGATTAATTGCTAAATCAATAACAAGATTTGTTAAAGGGAGATTACCACAAATTAATAAAAAAGTACGAGAAATATCGAGAGAAGAAGATATTAACAAACAAAGGGATATGATGAAAGAAATAATAGATGAAGAAATACCATTTAATGTAGAAGGGCAGAGATTAGAAAGGACTGGACAAGAAAGATTTAAATTTAATACAAAAACACAAGAAGAAAACTTCTATGAATTTTTAGATAATTTAATATCAAAAGATTTACCAGCAGCACAAATAACAGAAAATATAAAAGGTTATTTAGATAGAGGATTAAAAAGTGGGAGAGTAAGAATAGAAGAAATAAAAAGAGAAAGACCAATGGCTACAGCATCAACAAGTCCAAGAAAAAGAAGATTACCACCAGTAAAACAGAGACTAAAAGACAATTTTGAAGATTTTATGGATAGTATATATACAGATAAAAAAAGATTAGAAGCTATAAGAGAACATGAAGGGGATAAATTAAAACAATTTGAGACTATGTATTATAGCGTAAAAGATACACAAAATCCAAGACAACAAGCAGCAAATTATGGTCGGTTAATAAGAGCATTAACAAGTTCAAGTATAGGGCCAGTAAATCCTAAGTTTAGACAAGAAGAACGAGATGTTCAAAGAGAAAGAGAAAAAACATAATAAAAAAATATTATGTTATTATATAATGGATAATTATAAAAATTGTTATAATTGCAACCATAAATTCGAATATGATATTACCGATAAATTTTCAAGTGATTTTGAAACTTATGGGCGACATTTAGGGCTTTGTTCTTTAACTTGTATATATGATATGAAATATCGTGACCCCAAAGGTTTAAAGGATTTATATATTGAAGCTTTCGTCCAATACCAGAAAAAGAAGAGAGAATATAAGAAAAAATATAATAAGTAAATCCAATTATTATTTTTAAAAATTTATTAAATGAATCCATCATATATATATATAATGGATTATATTATAGATGACAACATTACAAATAATTTTGATAATTAACTACTTACCGATGTTTTTAATAGTTCCAACTCTCGTAGCTTCATTCTTTCGTTATAGTATTTTTCACGGCGTGTTTTATTGATTATATCTTTATTATTATCATAATATTTTTTAAAAGTTTTTTTTACACTACTTTTACCTTTTGTAGATTTTCTATATTTATTTGTAGATTTAAGTCGTTTTTCTCTTTGAATATTTATAACATTAATTTGATAATCATTTATAATATATTTTAATAATTCTGGATTATCAATGTTTTCTTGTAACTTATTAATAAAAACTTGAATTTTTGATATACGTGGCATATTACTTATATATATATATGTAATTATCTTTAAGTCCCTTTATTGATATATTAAACGATTATATATATATATCTTAATCATTTTTTCATATATAAATATTGAGATGATGGATTATGTCCCATTAGATCAGCGGTGTTTCTTCTATGAATATCGAGTGGATTATTTAAAACTTTTTTACCGATATTATCAGTAATATAAATATTTCTTAACATATTAATTCCTATTTTTTTATTATTATATTTTTCAAATAATCTAATAACGTATTTAGAGAAAGAATTAGAATTTGTAGGATTACCATATCTATTAGGGATAAGAATACCAGTATTATTATATTTCAACCAGTAATTAAAAACAATATTCATTTCATTATTTACATCAATTTTTTTAGATAATGAGTTATTATCACTTGTTTTATGTTTATTAAATATATAATATCTTGACCCATCATCACGAGTTATTAAATAATTAGTTTCTTTATCAAGTTCAATATCTTGTATTTGGTCTTCATCAAAAACTAACATCGATGAGTAATCGGTTCTTCTTGGTGGTTGTAAAGTATATAATGAATATACTAAATAATTTTTTAATAATTTTTTCTGTTTAGAATTTAAAATTAAATTATCATCTTTAAATATATCAAGGTTAGCACATGCAGTCTTCAAATCTTTATTCGTATTCATTATATCAGTCCATTTCAACCAGTTTTCGTCTTGCTTTAAAGTTTTCTTATGTTTATGGTATTTATCGTTTACTAGGACATTCAATTTTAATAAATAATCCTTACATAATTCTATTAGTTCTTTGTTTTTTCTAACATTTAATTTATAGTAAGCATTTAAAGCAATACAACTATTTCTAAATTCAGTTATAGAGTGTAAGTAGTCCCCATCACTATCTCTTCTTTTACCTTCATATTTAATATTATCAAAACAACAAATATTTATATCTTTAAAATTTTTTAAATCGTGGATATATTTATTTATTGTAATCGGCCTTAAAAAAGTGTTAGCTTCAAATCTTTCATATAGTTTATCAAAATTAATATATTCAACCATATATATATAATAAGGACATATTATATGTCATTTATTATACGAACTTAATAATAATAATTATATATATATATCTTTTTTTTTTTTAATAATAATAATAAAAATAATAATAATAGAATAGAATAAATAATAATAGAATAAATAATATATCTGAGGGGTACAAA